TAAGTAGTAGCACAGATAAATTAAAAGGCAGATTAGATAGAAGTAATAGATCACTAAAAAACACAGGCAGGGCAGCTAAAACAGCAAGTGCTGGAGTTGGAACTTTAGTTGGTGCCTTAAAACCACTGTTAGCTGCATTAGCGGTTGTTGGTACAGCAAGGTTTATTTTTGTCAAAACTGCTGAACTTGAAACTCAAAGAGCGAGTTTAAAACAATTAACTGGTGATGTAGAGAAAACAAATCAAATCATAAAAGAATTACAAGATTTTGGTGCTGTAACACCTTTTACAAGTAGTGAACTAATAGAGCAAACAAAAAGATTAAAAGCCTTTGGTTTTCAGACCGAAGAGCTTGTTGATACGACAAAAAGGTTATCAGATGTTGCTGGTGCTACTGGTGCTGACCTTACAGGTATTGCCACAGCCTTTGGTCAGATAAGAGCAAAAGGAAAACTTCAGCAAGAAGAAAACTTACAGTTATTGGAAAGAGGAGTAAATATTACTGATGAACTTAAGAAAATAACTAAATTGCATTAATTAACTTAACAAGTCAGGGAGCTATTTTTGCTGGTGGTGCAACTGCACAGGCAGATACGTTGAATGGAAAACTATCAACTCTGCAAGATACGATTGATACTCTTGCAAGGACTATAGGAGAAGAACTTGGTGATGAGATAAAAAGCGTTTTAGATTTAGCTATAAGTGCTGTCAAACAAATAAATAAATTAGTTGAAAGAGTAGGTGTTGCTAATAAAGTTGGTCGAATAAATTTAACACAAATAAATTTAGATGCCAGAAAAGAAGCAAGAGAACAACTTAGAGAAGAAACAGGAAACTTTTTTGCTGCTGGAAATTTATTTGGAAAAAACAAACAAAGAGAAGATGAACTTTTTGAGCAAATTAAAAAAAGAAAAATCCAAGAGGCTTTAACAACAAAAGAAAAAGATGAGCAAGTTAAAAAAACAGATAAACTTACAAAATCTATAAAAGAATCAAAAGAACAAGCTGAAAAAATTAAAAATGATTCAAAAGAAACTGTTACAGCAATAGAATCGCAAGTAACTATTAATGATTTATTTAATTCTTCTTTAGATCAAACAAGTTTTTTAATAAATGATGCAGCTTTAGGCTCTAACAAATTTGCTGATGCTCTTGTAAATGTAAAAAGTGAAGCGGATCAACTAAAAGAAAAGTTTATGGAGATTGGTCAAGGAATCGAGCAAGGCATTGTTTCTAATCTTACTGATGCTGTTATGGGTACAAAAACATTAGCTCAAGCGGCTGTTAGTGTTTTAAATGATTTAAAACGTAAACTTGTAGAGGTTGCAATACAAAGGGCTGTTTCTGGAATAGGAAACTTTATAGGCGGTGCATTAGGTGGCATATTTGGAAGAGGAGGAGGAGGAGGAAGTAGTTTTCGTACAGATATAGGTCGAGTTACATCAGCACCAATGTTATCACCAGTTAAAGGTCTTAAATTTGCTAATGGTGGCCGTCCACCAGTAGGCAGAGCTTCATTAGTTGGGGAACGTGGCCCTGAGTTGTTTGTTCCTTCTACTGCTGGCACGATTATTCCCAACAACAAACTGGGAGGAGGTACAACTAATATTGTAAATGTTTCCGTTGATGCGTCTGGTTCTGCTGTATCTGGTAATAATCAAGATGCACAGGCATTAGGTAATGTTATAGGTGCTGCGATTCGTGCAGAACTTATTAAAGAAAAACGTGCAGGGGGTTTATTAAGTAGGTAATGGCAACTTTTCCTTCAATCCAGCCAACATATTCTGGCTTCAGAAAAACAAGTTCACCAAAGGTAAGAACAACAGCTTTAGGTGATGGCTACCAGTTCAGAGCTTTATTTGGGCTACCTTTAACACAAGACCCAAAAGTATATGATCTTACTTTTGTAGTATCTGAAGAGCAATCAGACATCATTGAAGCCTTTTTAAGAAGCAGAGTCAACGATCAGGAAAGTTTTGACTTCACCCCACCAGCCGAAGGATTTGTTAAAACAGGAACTTATTCACAGTCATCATCTGCAACTGTGACAATAACTATTTCAAATCATGGTCTTGCTATCGGTGATGTCGTAACTATTGACTATACATCTGGATCTGCTGTTGATGGTTCTTTTGCTGTCGTTACAACGGCTGATGATAATACTTTCACTGTTACGGCTGCGGCAAGTGCCACAAACTCAGGAAATGTTTCTGTAACTTTATCTGGTGCTGGTAAATTTATCTGTAAATCTTGGTCAAAACAAATCCC